TTGATATTATTGATTACTACTCTTGCCATTTAAATACAACAGGCTCATCTTTTTTACCAGAAACCTGCAATTGTGTGCTTGTGCCATACTGCTTTGGGAGCAGTTTGGACAAATTCCATTGGATTTGCTGTTGTTTCAGCTTTACAGCGTTTACCCTTGCGATGCTTACGCCTTTAGGGTCAATAGCATCTATGGTCAATTTATTTAATTCCTCGTCTAATTCTGCAAGTTGTAAGTCGCATGATGCAACCTTTGCCTGATGATACCTGTTCATTAAGTCAGCATCTTTAGCAATGTAGTTACACCAAGTCTGAAATGTAATTGGTGGGTCAATCAACCTGATTGCCTCTTTGATTGTCTTACTCTCAAGTATATGCTGAATGATGATGTCTATATTCTTTTTGGTAAGTTTAGCCATTAAGTGATGATAAAGATTACGACCACCAATACAACTATACCAATGATAGCTTGATATTTCCTATCAAGTTCACTGTATTTACCCCAAACATCGCTTGCGATTCGTTTAATTTTATCCATAATTTATTGAAATATTTAATGAAAAGTACGATAGATACACTCTATCGCTAATTATAACTAGATATTGTCAATTTTGACTATATTTGTCAATATATAGTTGGTTAATCTTCTCGTACAAACTTACACTTGCACTGTCTAATATTTCTAAATTTTCGTTATCAACAACATAAGAACACTTATCAGTAATTACTCTTTGTAAAGCATCTTTAATAATGATGAGTTCGATTTGGTTAAGGTCTATATTTACTTTTGGCATATTGAAACAGTAAATACAGTAGCCAACAAGTCAAGACTATTTATTAGCTAAAATGTACTTATCTATGCCACCCTGACTATTGATGTTGTTTTGCAGGTCAACCAAGATACCAAGATATTTCATGCGTATTGCCTCATGGCTCATACCATATAATTTGGCTAATTTCCTATAAGAATTACCCTGATGCCTTATATACACTAACTTTCTATCATCTAATGGTAAGGTCAAGCCAAGTTGAGTAGCACGCCAATATTGGTCATAATCTTTGCTTAATAACACTGTTCTAGGTTGTTCCTTGTTCTTCCACTGTTTCTTATTTACCTTATCGCTAAATTCTTCAGGGTATTCCCATTTCATCATCTGCATTTTTAACTTAGGTGGTTTGACTGAGGGTAAATGCTTATCTATGTACCAAAAATCATCAAATAATTGGATTAAATCGACCAGTTTAATCATTCAGGTACTTATCAATCTCTTGTAGTTGTTTTGTTGGCTCTATGTGTGTATTTGCACGATTAAGGGCATTTAAATACTTTTGGTTTCTCTTATTCCTGTTTATTGCATCAATGTAGTGAGGTTTTTTGTACTTACTCACTCTGTTAATTAATTCGTCTATACCATCTACTGAAAACCTTTTCTTAGGTATGGTAAGCTCGCTTAAATCAAATTCTTTCAGTTCACTCGCTTTCATAATATTTATTTCCTTTTTAGTATTAATATAAGTTTAAGTATTAATAGGTGGACTCATACGCCCTGAGGGTAGGCGTATATGTCCGCACCCCCTAATCATTGTTCACAACCATTTTAAGGTACTTACGCTTAAAGTTATCGCTCTCAATATGTTTCTTACTCTGTTTAATGGTGTTCTGTTTCTTATTCAGTGCATCAATCATCTCTTTATCTAAGAAATATTTGTTGCTCACGCCCTTTTTCTTTTGAACCTGCACCCATTGCAACAATCCCATCATCTTCAATTCATGTAATAATCGCCTGACTTGTCTTGTGCTAATTTTTAGCTTGTCAGATAGATACTTTTGGCTTGGGTGTATTCCATCTTTATTAAACTGATAGAACCCCAATAAAGTTACATAAAGCCATTTAGCCTGAGGTGAGCAATCCCATTTATGAATCTCAGTGATTGCAACCTTAGTAAATCGTTTCTTAGGATTTAATATATCATCGTGGCTCATTGCTTATCCAATCCATGAAAGAACCATAAATCACTAATTTGTGTCCTCATTATCTCGTACTCGTCATTCCACCAATTCTGGTCAACAATCTTTTCATTTTGGTAAAAGATAGCGATTTGCAGGCAAATTATGATAGTTAGTAAAAATTTACTCATACACCGCACATTCCCTCACATTCATTTTCAAAGAGATTGATTTGTGCATCTTTACTTTCAAAATCTATTTCATCAATCGGCTTACATTCTCTATGTAAATATATTTTATCATCAGGCTTTTTTGTTGCAGTTCTAATTGCCTTATCTAACTTAATAACATTTTCCCATTCTTCTTTATCTTGTTTAATCTCTAACCATTCCTCATTGCTATGAAAAGGGCAAAAAGTGCAAGCACTACGAGGTGGTTTAGGATAATTATTTTCTTTTAACCAATTTAAACAATCTTGCCTGCTCATTTTTAAATCTATCAAAGGATATTCATTGGTTATGTATTTTACTGGGTTTGTTTTCATTCGAGTTGCCTCATCTTTACTAATACCCATAATCATTGTGACCTGAGTATTTTTCTTAACTCTCTCATATTTTTTTAAACCTAATAATTTTCTTACTGTTTTGTTAATGACTCTAATTTTATAATCATTTGTGCATTGTCTACGTAGTAAACCCTTTTTTCCTGTTTCATGATTTTTTGTATAAACAGGAATAGTAACAAAACGATACTTTGTGTTTATTGCATTAATTGTATCTTCATACAGATTACCTTTGCTTTCATGCAAAATTGGAAATGAAACTTGGTTTTGTAACCAAGTAAGCCATTCCATAACTTTTTTTGGCTCACTTTTTGTATCAGCAAATATACAGTGTGTTGGTTTTTTTATTATGCCACGCTCCATCATTAAAGCTACAGTGCTACTCTGTACCCCTGCACCAAGACTTAATATTCTTAAATTATTTGTTTCACTCAAGTTCAACCTCAATCTCTAATTCTTCATCATTAAATTTAGTTGACTCATTACCCCAATAATCCCAACCATCATCAGGGCTATGTCTTGCAAAGAGTTCAATGCGAGGTACATCACCCATTAATTCAACTATCCTGTCTTTTATCTCGTCAGGTTTGCGTGAGTGTTCTCGTCTTGGTGATATGATTAATTGTTCAACATTCATGCTCACTCGTTTTGGTTTACCTCTTGTAAACAACAAACACATTTCAGGGTTTTTACGAGTCCAATAACCCATGCCTTTAAAATACCCTGATGTATTTTTGTTTTGCTTGACCCATGTAAAGGCAACCGTTTTGTACTGGAAACCCCAAGTATGAGCCAAATTAATTGCATCAATCAGCATTGGGTCAGTCACCCACATAAACAAAACACAATCTTTGTCAGCTATTTGTTCAACTGGTAGTGTTGCCAGTTCTTCTACATTACTTGTTTTATAATGCTTGTCAGCACTCCGCCCTTTACCCTTTTCACTGTATGTTTTAAATCGCCAATTAGGGTCTGCATACACAATTTTAAAAGATTTGTTTGGCAATGGTGCATAATCAAAAGTCTCATTCCCACTCAAAATGTCATATACCTTACCCATTAATTTAGTTTCATTAATGTTGGTACTGTCCTTACACTGTAACGCTCAATGGTACTTATAGGCACAATGCAACCAGTCATTTCCCTATCATAATCGCCATTATTTACGCTATGTGTTGTTGGCGTTATCTTTTCAATCAACAAACACTCAACCAATTTCATTAAAGGTAAGCAATAAAGTTTAACGCCTGTATCTATATAAAAGTAATCTGCTTTGCTTTTTAGCAACCCACTTGCATACCCATTGTCTTGTAATTCAATAAATATGTTCCCTGTTTCAGTTGCTTTCTTATCGTACTTACATTCAATTTTTGTATCTCGTTCAGCTATCAGAATATCGTAGTCACTAAATTTATTGTTTATGCGAGTTGCAGTTGGGTAAGTCTTTTGCAAGAAAGCAACCAACCTTTCCTCAAATTCTGCACCCATCTCATAATCTTTTGCAAACTCACTCATTTGATTGATGCGATTAGTTTTCTAAGTTTAGGGTTGTCCTTAAATATCTGATAAAAGACTATTGCCAGTTCATCAGGGTTGTTCAGAAAAAAACTGTAAATACCAACCTCAGTTTGAAATACGACTCTTTCCTCGTCTTTGTCCTCTGCTAAAACATTGCCCTCTGCGGTCAAGCAGGCATCTCGATATATTTTATGCAGGCTTTCATGCAGTAAGGTTGCACCTGATTGTTCAGGTGTCAGGTCATCTTGTATAGTTATGGTTTCGTTTTTATGACAATACTCGCCATAAGACTCAAGCATGGCATCAGTGCGAAACTGAGGCTTTACATATTTTACTTGTACCCTGCTCGTTGCACCGATTTTAACAGTTCTATCTTTTT